AGCTACATCACCTCCGCCCCTTGCTATGCGAATCACATCATCCTCAAGAGCCTCTAGTGCTGAGTCTAGGTTCTTGTCATTGAGAGCCATCAGCCTTTCGACTGTATGCTCCCGTTGAGTGCTGATATTTTCTAGGTTCAAACTTCTACAGATTCAGGGGTAAATGTTCCAGACTCCTCTTCAATCTCCCCAATAACAGGATCGACCAAATCATCGGCTATAACAAGTCTGGCTATCTGTGAGTCCACTTCCTTGATGAATGTCTTACTCGGTACTCCACTGGCTTTTGCTTGCTGGAGGAATAGCAGATCAGCCTCATGGTCTCGGATATCAAAACTATCTGGATAATCCACCCTGATCTCATCTGATCTATCCTGCCAAAGATTGAATAGTTCCCATATCTGCTCTTCTGCTAATTCAAGCAGGTCTGCTTTCTCAGATAGACGGGTATTCAATAGCTGAAACTCCGTCTGTAGAGCAACTCCTGATTTAGCCTGTTTCTCGGTAGCTCTCACTCCGCCCATGTGAGAGATTTTATTGACCGCCTCCACCTTTGCATCAATGGAAGCCATAACTCCAGACAGTGAGGCGGCAGATGGTTGGAGTAGATAAGGTCTTAGCCCCGACTCCAAATCATCGCTCATTGTAATTACTGAGCCAGCTCCCGCAGAGGCATCTGTGCTTTCTGTCTTGGCAAGACTAGGATGGTTGGAGATCCGGATTAACTGCTCAATCTCTGACATCTCCGAATAGATCGCTTTCTGGAAATCCGCAATATCGGTGATATCCGAGATACCAACCCCCCGAACTGGAGAACGTGAGGAATAGAGCGTTACAGCAGGGATTCTCCCTAAAGGATTATCCACCCCCTCAATCATCTTCACCTCATCGCCATCTGCTTCATAAAGAGAGATAGTATCGTTCTGCCATACCCTGATAGTCTGCTTGTCTCCAGCTATATGCTCCCGCACCTTCAGATAGGTTAGCTTGAATCTACCTGACAGCGTTCTCTCATATCTCCAATCCAGCACATTCTCTGGGGTTATGACAGTGACATAAGGTCTGATCTCTTGATCTATTTCGTCTTGCACTGTCTCAGCATTTGAGGCAGGCTTATCTACCATTACCCAACAGTGACCATAGACCGAAGCCCATGCTCCTGCCTCTCTCATAAACGCATTGAAAGAGCGACCATCTAGGTCAGCATCCTTGATAAAGCTATCCACAACCTTATCTTTGTCTGGAAGTGTACGTGTTGGCGGTATGCGCCAGATAAATGAGTTATAAATCTGGACGATATTCTTGCAGTGATTATCGCAAGGAGTTGAATTGACCCGCTTGAGGTATTCATCCTCGTCCTCATTAACATAAGCGGTCAGATAGTTACCATCTGCATACTCAGCACCGCCCATATAAGATCGAAGATAGAATTGCCATCTTCCGATGTTGGCATCATAGGTTGGGTTTGTTTCCAATAGTTCTTTTTTCTTCATGTCCACCTCTTCGGTTGGTTCAATGCTGGTCGCAGATTCTTTTGTTTAATCATGGGAGATAAAGCGTATCTGAGAGCATCTATATAATGATTCCATTTGTCTAGCACGATAGGCAAGACATCCCCTGTCACTCTATCAGTCTTATAACTGTATTTTGCAAACTCTCCCGCAACCTCTCTGCATCTGGTGTGTATGTGGATCTTCCGAAAACTACGAATAAACTCGATCCCATCCTCAATACTTCCGCTCCATTTAGGGGCGGCTATTATCTTATACCCTCGCCTCTTGATAAAGCTAATGCTCTCCGGTCTAGCGCAATCAGCTCTTATTGTATACCTTTTTGACATTGGTATGGAATCTATTATTTTATGAGTGTCATCAAGCTCAATTTGAGTACCCCCATCCTCGTAATCAATGTATAGCTCCTGCCCGACAATAAAGCACCGAATAATCGCTGTAGGGTCTTGGGCAAACCCCCAATCCATCCCGTAGTAAAATTCTTCAATCTCGCCAGGTGTCTCGAAATCTGATACCGCATACTTATTCGCAAATATCTGTGCCTCGCTAGTTTCGGCACATTCACCTTCCCATATATGGCGATAGTGATCGTAGTCATTCTCTTTAAGATACTGTAGCTCTGAGAGAAGCTCTCCGGTAAAAAACGGATTATCGTAATAATTGACCTTTCTAAGCTGGCAATCGCTTCTTGTGTTGGTTATAAACATTTTGTAGGTGGGGTCTGTATCCATGTCAGGGTTAAACGACACCCATATCTCTGACCCTTCTTTACGGATCGTGGGAATAAGAATGTCCCAGCTATTCTGACTTACCTTTTGCGCCTCCTCTATCCAGCAGATATCAATGCCCTCTAAAGACTTGATCTGCATAGGATCATGCTTTAATCCGGCAAAAATAAATTCTGTACCATTCGCTCCATAAATACGATCTCTGGTTATCTTATAAAACTTACTCAGCCCCATTCTTTCTACACTGTTCCCCAACAACTTATGCACAGACTCCTTCATAGAATGCTGAACCTCACGGGCGCACAAAACCCTCAATGGTTTCTGAACCCCCATAACCAGCAATACTATAGCGAAGCTCCAAGACTTCCCCCCTCCACGCCCACCATAATAAACTTTGTATCGTTCTGGATGCCATAAATCCTTGAACTTCTCCGGAATCTGAACGCCTATCTTTTTCTTCAAGGCTCTATAAATTCAACCACAAGGTTTAGGTTGCCATCAACGTCCATTTCTTGACGTTCCACATACCCCCTATTCCTTCCTTGAGTCTTTAAGTAAAAGATAATGGATGCCGTATCCTCGTCCTTGATCTTTTTGAAAAGCTTTGTTTCCACAAAATCCAACGCCACGCCTCGAATACTATCTACCTCATCCTTGTAATCCTCGTCTTTATTCATCCATGAGTAATGTGTTTTTCTTGAGATGCCGACAGCATTAGCCGATATAGTCACTACACCTAGATTAGACTCTAGCGCTTGAATCATAGCTTTTTTAGCTAACTTCGTTTTCTTTAAATCTTCGCTCATTTCGCACCTCTTTTTTAATTGTCTATTTCCGTCCACTGGTGAAAGCAATAAGGGCAAATAAGCTCTACCGTAACATCTTCATCTGTATCGGTTATTTCACTCATACTGCTCTCTTCTATGGTTCCTGTCTCAAGAATCACATCATCTTTTGTTAGCTCTCCAAGATTGAACATTTCCTTAAAAAAATCATCGCCTTCGCTAATAGCTATCAATTCGCTCTCAGCTCTCATGTAATCAGTAATACTGTACTCTTGAATCTTGTTATCCAGAAGCCTGTATGTTCTTGATTTATCTTCTGGCACATCCAGTACGATACAAGGGAACTCACTCATTCCCAATCTTAATCCTGCCTCGTATCTGGAATGACCTGTAACTATCGTGTAATCCGTTGTAACGGTCAGCGGAACCAAGAATCCATACTCCCTTATGATCTCCTCTAACGCAACTATCGTCTTGCTATTGAGTCTCGGATTCCTGTCGTAAGGAGCTATCTTTGAAGCACTTATGTTTTCTATCATTGTATCCCTGTAAATATATCTTTATTGCAGTTAGGGCATCTGTGTGATGCCACCATCTTGCCACCACTCCCTTCTTCCGTAGTTATGGTTCTAGCTGTTGCTCTCTGAGTAAACAAATCCTGTATCTCGCTTCTAGTTTTTGAGATGCTTTCATCTGTGACAGCAACATCATCTATCCGGAAGCTCTTAACCTCTTGATCTCCAAACAATCCACTCAACCAGCCCCAATCTGCCCCATCTGACATTATTTCAAGCCATCTCTTCTCATCCTCTAAAAGAGATTGATCCCATGTGGATAACTTGTGTACCTCATTATCCAAATATCGTAGCTTCTTGACCTGATCCTCGGTCAAATTCTCTGCAAAGACACAAGGCACCTCTTCCATACCCATCTCTTTTGCTACAGCGAGGCGCAAATGACCAGCAATTATTACGTTATTCTTGTCTAAAACAATCGGGACCACAAAACCAACCGCTTCTATTGATCTCTTTAGTGCCTCAACACCCTTAGCAGATGTGGTTCTGTAATTTTTTTCGTAGCCAACAATGCTGTCTAATGGTAATGATTTAATCTCCATCTAAATACCTCTTTTGCTCCATTAACTGACCATAAGTAGCCCAACTGCTTGAGTATTCTGCGTCCTTGAATAATGCAGAAAACCCACCAATATGAGTTAACCTAACGATCTCTTCTGCCTCCATACCTAGTTCATTAGCTACCTCTTCATCACTTAACCCTCTTTCTTTCATCCCAAAAACCACAGAAGTCATGGATGTTACTGAGTGTGTTCCTCTAGCTCTGTTATGCCGTACTGTTGAGGCGTATCTTTCCTCAACCGATTTCTCAATAACCACCACAGGCAACATTCCGTTGGTTCTATCGTAAATATCCTGTCTTGATCGCAAAACAGAGCTTCTATGAAAACCATCAACAATGATGTATTTTTTCTTGTTGGGATCATAGAACGTAACTACAGGCTGTGTATACCCGTCCTTTTTGATAGACCTGTACAGCAATTCCATCTCTTTTTTTGCAACGCTGTTAGGGTTATAGTCGTTAGCCTCTACATCCTTGATATGCACCCACTCCACGCAATCTACAGGCTGGCTATTGTAAATTGAGAGATCTCGAACAAGATCATTCAGCAACAACCGTACCTCATTATCACTCAGTGACGAGTCTTTTATTAGCTTCTTTATCTTGTTTTTCATTTTTCCCTTCATACTTATCTCCCAACCAAGGCAATATCTTTATCTTAAAATTTGATATCAATGTACCGCAAAAATCATTCTTCAAAAGCGTACTTACTCCTATTTTCCACCCATACTCAACATCCTTTTCTATCTCGTCTTGCTTATCTGTAAACTTCAACGCATTCTTCCTGATATAGTTCTCTAAAGACATCCCCATACCAACATACTTCTTCTTTAAGTCCTCTCCTTCTATGACCGTAACCAAAAGATGCAAAAAGTAGTCTCTCCATGTTCTGAACATATAGGGGAGCTGTTTTGGTCTAGTGTAGCTTTCCCCTTTTAACGTCTTGTACGTGTTTGCCCCAACAATTCGAGCTGATATCCTGTTCCAGTTCTCTGGCTCGTATTCAGACAGATACTCTAATGCTTTTACGCTATTTTCATGGAAAACGCATGATACTCGCATATCCTGTATAGCAACCTGCTTCTTATACATTAGATTATAATAATCTGCATACTCGATGTTGTTATCATAAATAAACTTCCATACATCCGTATAGCTCCAATCATAAATCGGATAAAAAACATATCTGTCTTTCGATGTATTTTTGCCCCATGTTACCCCTTTATAAACAGCTCCCTTTGATAAATACGCCATTCTTATAACGCTCTCCTCAGCTCTTACCCCTCCCACCATACAAGACTTTCCATCTTTTCCCACAAAGTCCTTTTTGGCTATAAAATTGAAGCACTTATTGAAATAAGTGTCCATTGGGTAGTAAACATTGGATTTAATGCTGTCCTTCTCTTTTTCCCTAACCCATAAATCTTCCTTGGTTTCATCCCAGCAAATCACGTTCTGCTCCGAGATACTTGCGCTTGTGTTAATCGTTATAGGGATTTGATACCAGTGGAATTTGATCTCATCTCTAGCCTGAATCCTCCTTATGTACTCTATGACAGACATAATTTCTGCTTCTTGATCGAAAAACATTACCTCAAGAGGGAGTCTGTTCAGTTTTCTTGCAACAATCAGGGCTAGCTCCATAACGATGGTTGAGTCCTTGCCTCCAGAGATATTTACGATAACTCTGTCAAATTCCTCAAACAGAAACTCAAACCTCTTTAGTGCGGCCTCATATACGGATTCCTCTGTATATATTCTTACATTTTTGATGTTTTTCTTTTTGCTCACCTTTTGAATCTCTTGTATGTTTTCTGTATGCGTGCCTCGTTCAGCTCGTTACCTACAAAATTCATATCGTGAGATAGTGCTGCCTTTGCTGTTAAACCTAAACCGCAACATAGATCCATAGCCCATTTACCAGACATATCTTTACCATCAAACAATGAATCAAAGATAACCTGTACAGTTGTATTATCTTTCGTATGATAAATCTTATCCTTGTTGGGGATCTCCATAACCTTGTCGGTTCTAAAAAAATTAACGTCTAGTGGGCGTCCTCCGCCATACAACGTTTCGACTGTTCCGCAATAGTGAAAACCTTTTTTTTTGGCTTTCTCTATCAAAACATCGTTCCACTGCTTCCCATACTCTATGACCGCCCATCCGTCTGTGTATTTTTTGGCATAAGACAAAACCCTATCCAAAAAATCAACATAACTAAAGCACTCAACATCCTGTACCGCTTTATCGGAATTCATCTTTTTATTCATGGTGTTCCAGTACTTGATATTCCCGTCTCCCCAAGGGGGGTCTGAATAATAGATAGATGCTTTAATGTTCCCAACTAGACTATTTATCTCTGGCTGATTGTAAAAATCACCATTTCGTACCACGCCATTTTCAAATTTTCTAACAGACATAACGCCTCCCTTACAGATCGTTTCCACGAACCAACACGGATGAATTTAATTTCTTTACGCTCAACGCCTCTTGAATGTATCCGCAAACCTGTAGGTGATCGAAGTCCTTGCAGGAATAAACGTCTAGTGAAGCGTATTTCTTTTCTGGGAAGGTATGGATGCTGAAGTGGCTCTCCATAAAAATGATAACCCCTGTAACGCCAAAATCCTCTTTTACTGAGGTATTCTTTTCGTTGACCTCAAACAGCATAACCTCTGACAGTGGTCTCAGCTCAACCTTTCTTGTGACGTCCTCGATTATCTGTTTCAGTTTTGTGGCATCATACAGATCGTCAATCCCCTCTTCATTGATGATGCAATCCATAATCAAATGCTTTCCTAGTTTCATATTTTAGCCCTGTTAATTAAATCCACTCTTTCATTGGTGTAATCAAATGCACAACACCAATACTTGTAATCTCCGATCTTTTTAATCCTCCACATCACTCCTCCAAACTCCTCAAACTCCCCAAACATGCGCAAATATGTTGCCACTCTTAAGAAATCCCCTCTAGGATTGTCTCCCCCCCAATTCTTTCTCAACGTATACTCATGCGGGTTTTGTGGCATTGTTTTAGCAAAAATCCATGTGCATTTACTTAACTTATCTATAACTTCGGGCAAATCAAAATGATCGCTTATTCTCATGGCTTGATGATAATACTGATTCGTATAAGCGATTGAGCTGAAAGAATCAAGGCTATGGCTTCTATATGTAACCGAGTTAACGTGAGTGCCTGGCATCTTGCTAACGATATTATCCAAAAAAAATCCAACCAACAAGAATCTGAAACAATACTCCTCCCCTTTTCCTATAAAAGCGATTTTTTGAGCATCCAATAGCTTACTTTTGAAGAGCTTGTAAATCGACTCTGTCTTTTTTAACAAAAGAGTCTGAAAGCCCAACGTTGCTGATTGATAATCTTGTGCCAGAATATCGTATCTGAACCTATATCCACCAACACCAGAAAGACAAATAGCACCGGAATACTTATCGCCATCTGCGCTAATACATACATACCCCTCTGATCTTAGGCTATTTACGTCTTTAGCATTGGATACAACTATATCCAGCCCTCTTATCTCCTCCTTCGTCATGCGTACTCATCAACCTCAACAACAACAAGACCGCCTGCAACCTTATCTCCCCTCTCGATCAATAGGCGATCAACCTGCTCATCATCGACCCATATTCCCACGTATGTCATGGCGTCTAAAAGACATTTCATAGGATTATCGATGTCATATTTCCTTCGAGTAGGGGCGTGGAGGCTCACCCTCATATGGATTCTGCCTCTGAGCGGCTCTAAGCCCTCCTCTACGCAACT